CCAGCTTACAGGGCGGTCTAATTATCAAGTATGTGGTGATGCACTAGGTCAACCATTTACAAGCGAACCTGGGCTTCTTTTAGAGCCTGAATGGGCTTGTATGTCAGCAGGCTGGTTTTGGAACAAAAAGGGCTTAAATGCGCTTGCTGAAGCAGAAGATTGGACTACCATGACCAAGCGTATTAATGGTGGAACTTTAGGGCTTGATGACCGTATAAATCGCATCCACAAAGCAATGGATATTCTAGGGGCTTAATTTTCCTGCGTAGTCATATTCATTGATGACTGCGCTCATGCAAGCAAGCCTAGCGGTTCTCTTGCAGTCTGAATCTACTTTTATCCAATTTTTTGTATTGGCAAAGATAATATCTTCTGCTTCGCAATATTCTTTCCATTTGTCCTGGCTAACTCTGTCAATAGGGGACATTTTGCCTAGTTTTAAAGGATTGTTTTCTCTTTCTTTAAAGCGTCTAGATTGCTCTTTTTTGCTGACATTAAGCCAAAATTTAATAATCTTAAATCCGTTATTTGCAAGCATTTCTTCAATTACAGGCGCTTCCCATAAAAACAAAGCTACTTCACCTTCAGTAGCAAACCCCATAACTTTTTCAACGGTAGCCCTGTTATACCAACTTCTATCCCAAAAGGTGATTTCCCCTGCTTTAGGAAGCTCTTTGATATAGCGTTGCCAATACCATTGTTGTCGTTCTGATTCTGTAGGTTTGTCAAGGGCAACAACTCTAGCCGATTTAGGGTTTAAATGTTCCATGAACCGCTTAATCGTGCCACCTTTACCAGCCCCATCTTTGCCTTCAAAAATGATGATGTGCTTTTCACCTCTGTCTTTGACATGGTGTTGCCACTTCAAAAGCTCTACTTGAAGGGCATACTTTTTCTTCTCAAATTCCTTTAGGGAAATGAGATTGCGTGGCCCTTCTTCTGTTTGGTCTATGGAGCTCAAATTAGCTGTATTACTTGCTTTTTGTTTTCAATATGGTCTAAAGCTGCTTGCCAGGCCTGAATCCATAAAACTAAAGCTGTTGAGTTCTCATAAAAAAAGTCAGGGTAAATAGCAAAAAATGCTTCTTCGCACTCATCGCTGGGAACTTTTACATTGCCTGCAAAAGGGATTTCTTCACTTGTCATTATCTTTTCCGATTAAATATAAAACGATGAAGGCAGTTCCTATCATCACAATAGATGCAAACATCATCGTTTCATCATTTGTCATTTTACATCTTCTTTTTCTTGATTCCTGCTGCATTACGCAAGTCATGGGAATGTAGCTTTTTACCAACAGACTTAGGAACTTCGCCAGCTTTTTCTGCAACTTTTGCAGCTACTTTGCGTGTAACAATTCTGCCGTTAGAAAGCTCAAACTCATGTTTTGCGTGTTTAGCCTCTTTGCCTACCATCTTTTTAAGCTCATCATGACTGTAGGCCTTGGACTTAGCCACAATGACTTTGCCTGACTTTTCCTTAATAGCAGGCGCTTTTACGGTTAATTTTGTAGCCATTATTTAATCCTCATAACTTTTGCTTTACGCAATACTTGTTCATATTGTTCTTTGGCTTGGTCATCTAATTGACGCAAAGGCAAATTTTGAAAATACTTCCATTTGTCTTTGTATTCCTGTAATTCAGAAGGTGGAATCCATCCTAAAGCTCTCCATCGAATTGTAATATCTGTTCCTGTAGCAGTCCAAATATAAGGTGTTCTCATGTTATCTCCTAAAAGGGAATATCAGATTCAAGGTCAGCAAGATTGTTGGATTTAGGCGCATCAGTCTTTTCTTCAGGGATATTTAGATAAGCCCAAATAGAGCCTTCTTTCATTCCTAGAAGCGGAATCATTTCTAGTTTCATCATTAAATCATTTTTCTTAGTTCTTGTTACTATTCCAATGGTTTGATAACGCTTTTTAGTTTCACCATTTTTGTCTGTATATTCAGAAACAGGCGCTTTTACATAAAATTCAATACTCATCACTTACTCCTTTAGTTTTTGGCAAATTCGCCATGGTTTTTACTACGAAACTCTGATAAAACTTTTTTTGCTTCATCTAATTCTTTAAAAAGCCCTAAATAAACAATTTTGTAATTTAATCTGCAAGTTGCAATCCATTTTTTGCAATCTTCTCTCCAAGAAATACCTTTTACTCCTGAAGTGTTATTTTTTTGTAACTTTCTATTCCAACCATTTTGTTGCTTAGTTGCTTCCCTTAAGTTTTCAATTTTATTGTTATTTCTGTTGCAATCTATATGGTCAATTTCAACTGGCATATATCCATGGTGCATAGCAAAAATAATTCTATGCGCTTGATAATTTTCTTTATTAAGCTTTATTCTCCAATAGCCTGTTTTATGAATATGACCAGCTTTTTTTCCGTTATAAGCCTTATATTTGCAATTTTTCCAATAAAGCTCACCATCACGATATTCAAAATAATCATTAAAGTTCATTTTTGTCCCCTCATAAGCTCAACTTCTGCTTCTACTTCGTCTAAAAACTGCTTAATTTCTGCTTCCATGTAAAGAATAAACTCTTTATCCCTTGGAACTTGCACTATTAGCAACTGGCTGCGTTCAGGCATCCTGGGGTCAAAGCTTACAAAGTCGCACCAATCTCTATTTGTGCAGGCCATTTGAGCTTGCATTTGAATAAAATATTTCTTAGGAGGTTCTTTAGCTTTGAAGTATTCCCAATGCGTTGCTGAGTTAGGGCATTTGATTTCAATAAGACCGTCATTTACTAGACCGTCAGGGGAGCAACCAAACCATTTAATGCTTGGGTGGTCTACAAAAGCTATTTGGTCAACAAAATTGCCTGTTAAAACTTCATAAGCAACTCTAGCCTGGGGTTCTGTTTGAGTTCCCCATTCCATTGCACTATTGGAGTAAGATTCTTGAATTACCCCTGTAGTTCGCTGTAGGGCTAATTCAATAAGGTAATTCTGCCGACTTGCAGAAGGCCCAATCTTTGTCTTTGCAAGTATGTCAGCAACCCTAGAAGCAGTTACTTTTCCAGCTCTCATAGCAAACCATTCAGCGCTTCTTTGCTCAACAGCAACTCTGTCCTCTGTTGTAAAAGTAGTCATTTTTTAACCTTCCTAGCAGCAATTTCTTTTTGTAGGATATGCCAAAACTGAGATTTAATAATCATATTCCTCCCCTTACTTTAACTTCTATTGCCCTAGCAAACTTGATAACATCCGTTTTTGTTAAAGAAAAATAACCATGTGTCAAAGCATAATCATTCATGTGAATTGTCGAATATTTGTATTTGCAAAGGTTTAATATTTCCTCATCACTTAATGGCACGGCTTTGCCGTAACCTTCAGGCTTTGTTTGTGGTGTGGTGTAGAGTGGAATACCTCCTTCAAAATTAACTCCGTCTATGTGCTTTATTGACATATACGCACCATCTTTTTCAAACATCCAAGCAATAGGCTTTTGTTTTTCCTCATACAAGCTAATGACATATTTACAGTTTGAGTTTTCCTGTTCAAGTTCTTCAATGCGCCTAGCTTGTTGGCGAAGCATATTGGCTGATGGTTGCGTAATATCTAATATATCTCTAGGCATATCCATATAGCCATTTAATCTGTCAAGATATTTTGCTAATTCGTATGCGTTCATATTCCTCCCAAGCGCAAAGCAAGTCTAATAGCAGCCATTAGGATTACAGAAGCTACTATTGCTGCGGTAAGTGCTATTTTGTCAGCCCAATTCATTTCAACACCTCTGCTGATTTAAGTTTTCCTGTTTCGCCATCAAAAGTAAGCGTAAAGTTTGCTTCTCCTGCAATTGTGTCAATTTGATAAACATTTTTGCGTCTATCAACTTCAAAATAATAGGTTACATCAGGCATTGGTTCAGGCTTGATGCGGTATTTAGCACCTTCAAAATACCAAATAAATCCACCAACTTCTTCTTTCCAATCAGTCCAACCAGTAGCCTTTAAATATCTAGCTTCAATAACAGCACCATCAGCCCATGCTTTAATTAGTTCTGCGTGTTTGTGTGGTTTCATGATTGAAGCGCCATTAATGTGCCTTTTTGAAGGTCTTTTGCACTAGCCAGCTTTTCTACTGCTGATTTGTCTTTAGAAAGGGCTTTATAAGCTGCTCCATAGATTTCTTTGAGTTCATCCATAGACTTAGTGCCACTAATGGCTAAAACCCATTTATCGGCTTCTGTAGATAGGTCTACTGGTTCTTCATCAGGCAAATCTTCGCCTGCATAAATGTATAGACCGATACCAAATAGACTGATGCACTTTACAAGGCATCTCATCATTGCGGTATTTACGTCCATTGCATTAGGGTTAGAAATGGCCTTGTTTGTATTGTTGATGACAGGCATTTGGCAAGTCATAGATTTACCCATTGCGGTAACGGTGCAAAAAACCATGACAGATTCGTTAAAGTAAACAGGGTCACCAAAAGTCCAAGTTGCGCTTGGGTCGTTTTGTAGAAGCTGGTCAACTGCCCAAGTCCAAGAAAGGTAGGTAAATTTCCCTTTCCGTTCCGTATGCTCATTGACATTAATCAAGCGTAGTTCGTTAAATGTTTTCATATTCATCCCTTAATCGTTAATTTCAAATTCAGCTACTTCTGTTGCAATTTTTTCCATGTAATCGCAAGACATTGCAATTAATTTGCGACCTAAAGCTTCGTAATCGCCTGAATCAATGACAGCTTGGAGAGCTTTATCGTCATCAACTCCCATTTCGCTTAAAGCTTCAGCAATAGCGCTGGTTGTTCTATAGTCAAACTTGCCACCGACTTTCATCAGTTCCCAAGCTCTTTCTTCGATTTCGTCTGAACGGTTATCGTAATCTTCAGGTTCGTAGTAGGCATCGTGTCTAGACATTCCCATGATTAGAGCCCTCCATATACAAACATTGCAGCTAACAGAACAGCTAAAAGAATTACACCGATTGCGTCTAGTAGTTTCATCACTTTCTCCTTCATCACTTGTTAAGATGATGCCAGTATAGCGCACTTTTGAGGTTTGCAATAGTTTTTTTCAATTATTTTTATAGGGATATTCCCTAATGCTCACATTTTCTTATAGTTTTGGTATATGATAGCGAAAAAGGAGAAGATATGAACCCATCAGATTTACTAAAAATTGAGTTTGGAAGCCTTGTAAACCTGGCTGAAAAGCTTGGAATTAAGCCCCAAACCATCTATTTATGGAACTCAACAAAGATTCCATTTAAGTATTTAAGGCAGATTGAACAGCTTTCAGAGCTTCGTTTAACTAGAGAACAGCTCAGACCTGACCTTTTCAAAAAGGACTGAAATGCACTATTACAAAAGAAATCTAGGTGATTACGCTAAAAAGGCTGGAAGGCTAACAATGCTCCAGCACGGAGCGTATACGCTTTTGATTGATTCGTGCTATGACCGTGAAATCTTTCCAACATTTGAGCAAGCTATCGAATGGACTTGGGCATCAACAGAAGCTGAAGTAGAAGCGGTTAAATTCGTTTTAAGTCGCTTTTTTACCCTATCGGAAGATGGTCAATATGTTCAAGACAGAATCTTGCAAGAGCTTCTTGAATACCATGCTAAGTCTGATAAAAATAGACAAATCGCTATTGATAGGGAAACGAAGCGTAAAGAAAAGAACACGATTCGTGAACAAGTCGTAGACGAAGCGCCACCTAACCAAGAACCAAGAACCATTAACCAAGAACCATTAACCAATATAAAACCTATATATGCGGAATCCAAGATTCCACCATGTCCACATCAAGAAATTATTTCTCTTTATCACGAAATACTTCCTGAGCTTCCAAGAGTGGTTAGCTGGAACAAGACCAGGGAAAGTTATTTAAAGCAAAGATGGAGAGAATTATTTGCGGAGTTTGAGTGCAAAAGCGCAGAAGAAGGGCTTGAATGGTTTAAGAATGATTTTTTTCCATTTATCAAAGATTCAGCATTTTTGACAGGAAAGGTTTCATCAAAGGATAGAAAACCATTTTTAGCGGATTTGGAGTGGGTTTTAAGGCCGTCTAACTTTACGAAAATAATCGAAGGGAAATACAAATGAAATTGAATCTTAAAAGCCAGCAACAAGACAATGGTAGGGATGACGATGGTTATGCTTCTTTAGGTTGTGGTCATCTTGGTTGCATCAATATCGGCACTATTTCTCATGGAACAGATGGAAAAAGCCCTTTTTATTGCCGAAATCATTACAAACAAAGAGGTCAGACTTTTGGAGAAGTAACACCTGAAGTTGGTCAAAGCGCATTAGAGAAGATTTATGCAGAACTCAATAAACGAAGGAAAGTATGAACTATCTTTCAGTTTGCTCTGGAATTGAAGCTGCAACAGTAGCTTGGCATGACTTGGGATGGAAGCCAGTTGGATTCGGTGAAATTGAGAAATTTCCATCGCAAGTATTGGCTCATCATTATCCTGATGTGCCTAATTTTGGTGATATGACTAAATACAAGGAGTGGAAAATTAATGGAACAGTTGGACTTTTGGTCGGAGGAACTCCCTGCCAATCATTTAGCGTTGCAGGCCTTAGAAAAGGGCTTGAAGACCCAAGGGGAAATCTCGCACTCACCTATTGTGGAATTCTTGACCACTTTAGACCCAAGTGGTTCGTTTGGGAAAATGTGCCAGGTGTCCTCAGTTCCAATGGAGGAAGGGATTTTGGCGCCTTCCTTGGGGCGGTGGCAAAACTCGGCTATGGGTTCAGCTACAGAGTGCTGGATGCTCAATACTTTGGAGTCGCCCAAAGACGCAGACGAGTGTTTGTTGTCGGACATCTTGGAGATTGGCGACCTACCGCAAAAGTATTATTTGAGTCCGACTGCTTGCGAAGGGATACTTCGAAGGGCAGAGAAAAGAAACAAGAAATTACCACAAGCACTACACAATGCTTTGCTGGAAACCAGCCAACAGAAATAGCCGCAACTTTGCAAACAACTTGTCACGAATGGAGTCGTGCAGATGGTTTTAATGTAATTGCTATGCAAGGAAATCTTATTGGTCGTGATGCTGGAGGCCCAAATGGTGTAGGTGTTTCTGATAGCAATACTATGTATACGCTTACAAAAACTGATGTCCATGCAATTGCTCATACAGTTTGGGACACAACAAACATTACATCACCTCAAAATGGCTCAAACCCAAAACCTAATGACCCATGTCATACATTAGCTAAAGGACAACATCCACCATTGCTAACTGGTATGGCAGTCCGCAGATTGACAGAAGTTGAATGTGAAAGGCTACAAGGTTTTCCTGATAACTACACAAATATTCGTGAAAACTGCCCTAGTGGTGCTAGATATAAAGCATTAGGTAATTCTATGGCTGTGCCAGTAATGCGCTGGATTGGCGAAAGGATTAACAATTATGAAAGAGAAAATTTATAAACATCAATGTGCTATTAGGCAAATATTGGCCTGGAGGGCTGAATGGGGCAAAGAAAAAATGGATAAATATTTGCAAGAACACCGTTTTAGTTACGATTTTTTACAGGATGTTAAGAAGCAATGGATGAAGGGAAATAGAGGAAACAAAGGAGAATGGTTATGAACTTAGATAAATTGGATGAAAATAGGGTAGAAATGGCACTAATGAGGCTCGCTGAAACAAATGAACTTCATGCAGAGCTAGAAGGACAGCTAGATTACCTCACAGAAGCCTTAAAAATGGCTAAGGCGCATTCTTTTCTACTGGCTGAGGGGGGTGTAGCCGAAAGGGAACAAAAAGCCATAGCGAGCCTTAAATTTGAGGAAGCGCTTAACGAAAAAACAAAAGCTTTTGTGGAATTTAAAAAAATACACAATGAGCGCCAGCATGAGCAGAGAATTATTGATATTTGGAGAACTTTATCCAGTAACCGTAGACAAGGAGCAATTTAATGAAGGACTTTTCTTTACTCTATTTAACCGCTAAGAAGCTTTTAGAAGCTTATTACAAGGCTTGTATAGCTCAAGATAAGGATAAGGCTTATCAGATTGCTAACGACTTGGTAGAAGTCGCTTTAAAGCTTGAGGACATAACTCATGATGCGTAATCCTTTTGCTTCTCATACAGACTATAGCGATTTTCATGGTCTGATTAGGAGTAATCCTAGCTTTTTACCTTCAAATGTAGATGGCATTTGTGAGAGAAAAGGGCAGTTTTTAGTAATGGAATGGAAGCGTGAAAATGAGAAAATTAGCAAAGGTCAGGAATATTTGCTAAAAGCCTTTGCTAAATTGCCTAATTTCATCGTTTTGATTATTTATGGCGATACAGACGATGGTGCAAGAGTAGAAAAATTTTATCTTGTAAATCAAGATGGGACTTGCACTTTAGCTGGCAGTAATTTTGAGCAACTTCAAAAGTATTATTTACAATGGTATGAATATGCCGACAAAAGCTGAAAAGGAGATTTATGCTCGCCTGGCGAGATTGGGCTGTATATTGTGCAAACAAAGAGGAGTGGAAACATCTGATAGCCCCACAGAAATGCACCACATTAGAAGATTCGGAGGCCTTAGAAAAAATGCCCCAGTCATTCCCCTCTGCGCCTATCATCATAGACTTGGTAATTCCGCAGTTCACCAGCTTGGGCATAAAGGATTTGCAAAATATTGGGGTTTCTCTGAAGAAGATTTGCTAGAAAAGACCGAGGAATTGTTAAATGTATAGACCTAGGCGTGTCGATGAAAACCAAAAAAGCATCATCCATACTTTTATTGCCCTTGGCGCTAGTGTCATTGATTTGTCTACTGTTGGCAGGGGTTGTCCTGACCTTCTTATTGGCTATCGTGGAAAGAGCGTATTGGTGGAAATTAAAAGTTCAGAAAAAGCTACATATACAGAACCTCAAATCAAGTTTATGCAAACATGGAAAGGGGGAGCAGTAAGCCGAATAGATTCTGTAGATGCTGCTATTCGATTAATAAAAATGCTTGACATTGATTAATAGATACTTAAAATCAATATAGCTGTAATTGACAGCACTTTTTCGAAAAAGGTAATAAAAATGGCAAATCCAAATTCAACTAAAGGCACTCCTGGCGCATCAGGTGAACGCTTCCCTAAAGGTGTAAATGCTTCTGATTCAAGCGGTGAGCGTGGCGCTAAAGCAGTTCGTGGCGGTGTAGCTATGGGCAAAGAAGATGCTATTGGCTCTGACAAAGAGTTCAATACTGGTCGCACAGCAGGCACTTGCTACACTCATCAGCGTGGCTCTTACTATGCTGAAGACCAATACGAACGCAAGAACTAATAAAACGAAAGCCTCAGCGTGAAGGTCTGAGGCTCTCTAACCAAAACAAGTAATCGGAGAACTTGCATGGCTAAAATGAAGAATAATGACAGTTGTAATAGCTGTCTATTTTTCGTTTCAGGAGAAAGAATGGGAATCTGTAAAAGATACCCTTCTGCCGTTAATAAATCTAATGAAGATTGGTGTGGCGAATATCGCTTAGAAGAAAGCGAAGCATTAGACAGAATGGTTGAAGAAATGACTATGCCTGTAGAGCTCCGATTTGTTGAAACTAAAAAACAAAGAGGAAGGCCTAAAAAAGCATGAAACTCAAGCCTTTAGCCGATAAAATCGTAGTTAAGCCTGATACTAGAGAGCTTTCTAGCGTTATTTTCATTGAAAACAAAGAAGTTGAGAACATGGGGACTGTTATTGCAGTAGGCCCTGGCAAGAAACTATCCGCAGACCGTAGGGATGTAATGCCTATAGAAGTAGGTCAAAGGATTCGTTTTGGCACTATGAACGATGACAAAGGCGAAGAATATCTCAAATATTTCCCTTATGAAGAAGATGGGGTTAAATATCTTGTTATGAGCTGGCAGGATGTATGTTTCGTGGAGGAAGCATGATTAAAAAATTAATTAATTGGTTTAAATCAGAGGCAGAAGATTATTTAATATTGGTTTCTAGCCCTAAAAAATCACCAAAAGATGTTTTTGCTGAAGATTTCCCTAATAGCTGGGGAGAAAAAATAGAAGTTAAACGCAAACCAGCCTTAAAAAAGGCTACAACTAGGAGCAATATCATGCCATTAAAGAAATCCGCATCCCCTAAAGCATTTAAAGAAAACATTAAAACTGAAGTAAAAGCAGGCAAGCCTGTAAAGCAGGCCGTAGCAATCGCTTATTCAGAAGCTCGTGCTGCTAAGAAAACAGCAAAGAAAGGTAAATAATGGATATTAAAAGCTTAAAAGTGCCGTTTGAGCATACAACTGCCGAACTAGAGCTAATCCTTGCTGGATTGCGTAAGCTTCCTATGGAATTGGTGCAAGAATTGCATGACCGCATTATTCATAGTGCTAATGCTGAAGTGCAAAAACAAATGACCCCAGCCGAAACTCCTGTAGAAGCACCAGCAGAAGCTAATAGCGATTCAATAGCAAGCTAATGAAAATAGAGCAAGTCAGGGTTGAAAACCTTATTCCTTACGCTAAAAATAGTCGAACCCATTCTGATGCTCAAGTAGCGCAGATTGCAGCTTCTATTAAGGAATTTGGCTGGACTAATCCAATCCTAGTGGATGGGGACAAAGGCATCATTGCTGGACATGGCAGACTTATGGCAGCTCGTAAATTGGGAATGATAGAAGTTCCAGTAATAGAGCTAAAAGGCATGACAGCGACCCAAAAGAAGGCTTATGTCATTGCTGATAATCAATTGGCTATGAATTCAGGATGGGATATTGGTCTATTGTCCGTAGAGTTAGAAGAATTACAAAGCGAAGATTTTGACCTTGAATTGCTTGGATTTGATGAAAAAGAACTAAATAAGCTATTAGAGCCTGATGTAGTGGAAGGGCTAACAGACGAAGATGCTGTGCCTAATGTGCCTGAAGAACCAAAAACCAAGCTAGGCGATATATATATCCTTGGAAATCATAGGCTTATGTGCGGTGATTCTACCAGTATTGATGCTGTAGAAAAGTTAGTTAATAGCTCAAAAATAGACCTTTGCTATACAGACCCTCCTTATGGTATTAATGAAAAAGGCGATAGAACAGCTAGAAATACTGGATTAGCTAAAAATCACAACTTTAAAGACTTTAAAGACGATACGATTGATTATGCTGTTGAGGCTTATCAAATAGTTGAAGGAATCTTGCAAGTGCCTAGACAAGTATGGTGGGGAGCTAATTATTATTGCCACGCTTTGCCACAATCAAATAATTGGTTTGTATGGGATAAGCGTGTAGAAAACAAAATGACCGATACGCAATCTGATTGTGAATTGGCATGGGTAAAATCTAAATGGTCATCGGTTCGCATATTTAGACATCTTTGGAAAGGTTTTAACAAAGATAGCGAAAGAAATCAGCCAAGAGTCCATCCAACACAAAAACCAGTTGCTTTGGCTGAATGGGCATTTGATTACTTTAAAGAAGTAAATGCAGTATTGGATTTGTTTGGTGGGTCAGGCTCAAGCCTAATAGCTTGTGAAAAAACCAATAGAAGTTGCTTTATGATGGAGTTTGAGCCACATTATTGCGATGTAATCGTAAAGCGTTGGGAAGATTTTACTGGCAAAAAAGCCATACTTTCGGAGTTATAAATAGCTTATGACACAAGGAGTTGAACATATTCCAACCGAAGATAGCCGAAAGCTGGTCAAAAACCTATCGGCTATGGGAACTCGCTATGTGGATATTGCCCATAAGCTAGACATTACCGATGACACCCTCAGAAAGCATTACAAGGCTGAATTAGAGGATGGGCGAATAGATGCCAATGCTCAAATAGCTGGAACTCTCTTTTCTCAAGCTAAAAAGGGTAATGTAGGCGCAGCTATATT